GTTTTTAGTGAGACAAAGATGGGAAATAAATTATCAACGTACAGCACAAATGTTGAAAGATCATTGTAATTGTGATGACAAAAAAAGAGTGGGAAAAGAACGTGTTTCTGTTTTTACAGTAAAAGAATTTGACAAGAAAAAAGAAGATTATAAACAAAAAGAATTAAAACCCAAGGATGTATTTTGATGAGCACTGATTTGTTATTTTTAGTTGCACTTACAGCTTATTTTATATTGAAATTAAATTTAGGAATATGAAAACAATAGTATTAGGACCACCTGGCACGGGAAAGACAACCACTTTATTAAATAAAGTAGATGAGTATTTAAAAGAAACAGATCCTGATAAAATTGGTTACTTTGCTTTCACACAAAAAGCTGCGTACCACGCCAGAGATGAAGCAATAAAAAAATTTAATTTAACGGAAGACGATCTTCCCTATTTTAGAACACTACACTCATTAGCCTTTCGAAAATTAGGACTTAAAAAAGATCAAGTTATGCAGTCAAGACACTACAAAGATTTGGGAAAGAAATTAGGGTTTCCAGTTTCTTATGCCGAACATCAAGAAGATCATGGTGTATTTACTTCGGATAGTGAGTACTTACAAATAATTCAATTAGCTCAGCTTAGAAATATTACACCGGAACAACAATATGAAAGAATGGACCATACCCAAGACTTAGAAAGAGATAAATTAAGAATTATATATAACGAACTAAAAAGATACAAAAAAGAATATAACTTAATTGATTTTAATGACATGATTTTAAATTTTATTAAATCAGATTTATCTCCTAAATTTGATGTGATCTTTATTGATGAAGCACAAGACCTATCTCTTATGCAATGGGATATGACAAAATCTATTTGGAACAAAACCGAAGATTCTTTTATTGCAGGAGATGACGACCAAGCTATTTTTAAATGGGCCGGCGCTGAAGTAGATTCTTTTATAGCCTTACAAGATCAAATGATTAATCTTCCACTCATACAATCCCATAGAGTACCTATTAAAGTACATCAATTAGCAATGGGAATTATAAATAAAATTAAACATAGAATTAATAAAACATGGCAACCTAAAACTAATGAAGGTAGTTTACACAGACATTTTGAAATTGATTCAATTGATATGTCTTCGGGTGAGTGGTTAGTATTAGCTCGCACCAAATATATGCTTAGAGAGATAGAAGATGTTTTATATCGTAAAGGACTATATTATAAAACAAGACATAAACGTAGTCATGAAAAAGATATTCAAGAAGCAGCTATCGACTGGGAGCATTTAAGACAGGGACAACTTTTATCATACAAACAAATAGAAAAAATTTATACCTATATGTCCCCGACACATGTTGATAAAACTCCAATGTACGGAATGACAAAAGGTGCGTTTTATGGCATTGACCAACTTACAAAAGATTTTGGCTTAAACACTAGAAAAGTTTGGTATGAAGCTTTTGATGATGCAGGTTCAAGACGTATAGAATATTTAAGAAAAATGAGAGCGAATGGGGAACAATTAAATAAACCTCCAAGAATAGAACTTTCTACTATTCACGCCGCTAAAGGCGGAGAATCTCAGAACGTAGTTCTTCTTACCGATCTTACTAAAACAACGCTCACCAATTATGAAAAAAATCCAGATGATGAGAACCGTTTGTTTTATGTAGGAGCAACGCGAACGAAAGAAAATTTACACATTATAGAACCTAAACAATATAACAAAGGATTTAATATATGAGCGCATACGATAAACAAATAGGTGGAAACCATTACCAACAGAATTTTAAAATTCAGCCAAGTAAATTTGTAATTGAGAACGAATTGCTTTTTCCAGAAGGATCGGCTATAAAATACATCTGTAGACACAGATTTAAAAATGGAAAGGAAGATTTAGAAAAAGCTGTTCACTTTATTGAAATGATAATTGAAAGAGATTACCAATTAATACCAATGACAGAAGAAGAGGAATACCGAAACGCGGGTATTACTAAAGAAGAAGCAGAAAGAAAACCACCAGAGACTTCAGGCAAAGACTGGGTTGATGGTTACAACAAATGGAAGAATGGGTGTCCTCACAATTAATGAAGATACTTTTTTTAAACCCCAACAAAAATGGAAGGCAAACGAATGGGATTAAAACAACCTGGTCGAATTGGAACTATTTACGAACATGTAGCCATAAACGAATTTTTAAAGAGAGGATTTCTTGTTTTTAAAAATGTAATGCAATCAGGACCGGCTGACATCGTCGTTGTTTCACCGGATGGCGAAATTGAATTATTAGATGTTAAAAAAAGATCTATAAGAAAAAGAGATGGATTTCCCGTTCATCGGTCTTTGACTAACATTCAAAAACAATTAAAAATTAAATTATATTATGTTGATGATGACAATCCAGGACACTATCACCCACCGAAAGGAATTAAATAATGCAAATACCTCTTTTTAAACCCCAAACAGAATGGTTACCGCCAGAAAATTTTCCTGACTTATCTGCGTACGATGAAATTTCAATAGACTTAGAAACAAAAGATCCTGATTTAATTAAAATGGGATCAGGTTCAATTGTAGGTAGAGGAGACGTAACGGGTATAGCAGTAGCTGTTAAAAATTGGTGTGGCTATTATCCTATTGCTCACGAAGGTGGCGGCAACATGGATCGAAAAAAAGTTTTGAAATGGGTTCAAGATGTATTAAGTACACCCGCGATAAAAATATTTCATAACGCCATGTATGACGTTTGTTGGCTACGAGCGATCGGCTTAAGTATTAGCGGTAAAATAGTGGACACGATGATTGCTTCGGCCCTTGTTGATGAAAATCAAATGCGCTATGACTTAAACAACTGCAGTAAAAGATACACTGGTAAAGGAAAGAATGAAACAGAATTATATGAAGCTGCGAAAAGTTGGGGAGTTGACCCTAAGGCAGAAATGTATAAACTACCTGCCATTTATGTGGGCGCATATGCAGAAAAGGATGCTGAAATAACTTTAGCCCTTTGGCAAGAACTAAAAAAAGAAATACATCATCAAGATCTTAGTGCCATCATGAATATGGAAACTGAATTATTTCCTTGTTTAATTGATATGAAATTTAAAGGGGTGCGTGTTGACGTAGCAGCAGCTCATCAATTAAAAAAAGAATTAGTTACTCAAGAAAAAGAATCATTGTTAGCTGTAAAAAAAGAAACAGGCATAGATACTCAAATATGGGCGGCACGCTCTATTGCTCAAGTTTTTGATAAACTAAATTTAGAGTATGATAGAACTGAAAAAACAAACGCACCTTCTTTTACTAAGAATTTTTTATCTAATCACCCTCACCCCGTTGTAAAACACATTGCTCGGGCTAGAGAAATTAATAAATCTCACACGACATTTATTGACACAATCCTTAAACATTCCTACAAAGGTAGAATCCACGCTGATATCAATCAATTGCGTGGAGACAATGGAGGAACGGTTACCGGAAGATTTTCTTATTCCAATCCAAATTTACAGCAAATACCAGCACGGAACAAGGATCTCGGACCACGGATTAGGTCCTTATTTATCCCTGAGGAAGGCCATACATGGGGTTGTTTTGATTATAATCAACAAGAGCCTAGGTTGGTAGTGCATTATGCAACGTTACAAAATCTCTATGGCGTGGATGAAGTTTTAGAAGCTTATCGTGAAGGAGATGCAGATTTTCACAATATTGTTGCTGATATGGCAGAGATACCTAGATCACAAGCCAAGACTATAAACCTGGGTCTGTTCTACGGTATGGGTAAAAATAAATTGCAAGCAGAGCTTGGGGTATCCAAAGATAAAGCGGAAGAATTATTTAAAAAATATCATACTAAGGTTCCATTTGTAAAACAACTTATGGATAATGTAAGTCAACGGGCTCAAGACTCTGGTAAAATTAGAACGTTACTTGGAAGATTATGTAGGTTTCATTTATGGGAACCTAATTCATTTGGTATTCATAAAGCTTTACCACACGAAGAAGCACTCAGGGAACACGGACCAGGGATTAAACGAGCCTATACTTATAAATCTTTAAACAAACTCATACAAGGATCAGCAGCAGATATGACTAAAAAAGCTATGGTTGATTTATATAAAGAAGGCATTATTCCCCATATACAAGTTCATGATGAACTAGATATTTCTGTAGAATCTGATAAACAAGCAAAACAAATAGTAGAAATTATGGAATCTGCGGTTAAACTAGAAGTACCAAATAAAGTAGACTATGAATCTGGTTTTAATTGGGGTAACATCAAATAGGAGGAAACATGAATATATTAGATCAAGTAGAACACCTATGGACAGATCACAAAAAATTAGTGATTGCTGTTGTAGTAATTATGGTTCTTTTAGCAATTGCATAAAAAAAAGGATTATATGTTAAATGGCATATTTAAACGCGAATATACCTGTGATGTATGCACAGATCAGGAGGGAATACCTTTATGATCTCAAAACACATCACGGCGAAGTGGAAGACTGCATTCTTTTTGGGGTGGCATCGATTACAGGGCGTCCTATACTCTTTCATGCAATTATGGAAAATGGTGCTA